TTGTCATGCTCGACCAAGATTAGTGCCTCGGCCTGATTGTATGCGACTTGTGCCTTGTCAGTCTGCCCATCTGCATTGAGGAAGTCCCCATATGCCCCCATGACGGAATACTCGCTGAAGATATAAGGAAAATCAGAACTGCCTGATGAGTAATCTGTATATGGTGTGCGATACAGCACGAACACAGGCTTAGTGCTTGAGCGATCCACTAGCGTAACCTGTCCGAAATCGGAAGATCCCGTGGAGGAAAACTCAACGCGAAATGCCACTTCATCCGCATGTCCCACATCATATGGGTCATTATTGGTAATACGCAGAACTTCGCCTATAGTATTACCAAACTCCAGGACATTCATAGTAGATGCAGTTGCAGTTGCTCCGCTTCCCCCGCCACCACTAAATGCCACGGTTGGTGCAGATGTGTATCCCGTGCCTTGGTTGGTTACTGCAACTCCGTTTACCTTGCCATCCGAGTCGATGGTTGCAGTTGCGGCGGCACCTGATCCTCCTCCGCCCGAGAAGGCGACTGTTGGCGCACTACTGTATGATGAACCGCCATTGCCCACGGTCACATTGCGTACCTGTAGATCAGGAGTCTTCTGCTCCAGGCGAATAGTATCGGGCCACCTAGTGCGCTCCCATGCCAATCTGCCAAAGCGGTTAAAGCTCCGTATGGCCGCATTCTGCTCTGTTGTAAGTAGCGAGTCCACGCCAACCAAGTGCTGAAGGTTGGTGAGCATTGTGCTTATCGCTACCTGTCTCATGCGGGCTTAAAGCTTGGTGCTGAAAATGATTGCTTGCCTAATGACTTTGCCTTGAAAGATGGATTATCACGAAGGAACTCTTTTACGAAGCTCTTGTCTGACCAACATCCACGATGAGATTGATGCCAACGGAAATATTCCCTGGCGGGTATTGTGGCTTTTAACTGACCAAGTCCTTCGGTCTTTGCCACGCCCATCGCTTCGTTTTCCTTGCGTGCCATTTGTTCACGCATCGATGCTTCGTGCTTTTCGAGGTCCACCTCGTAACGCAAATAACGATCCAAGTTTTTCATAAACTGTGAACCGTTTCCGCTCTTCCACTTAGGTAAAAGTATGTTTGGCATAGTCGTTTAGTTGTGGGTTAGGGAGAGGCCCGCTTGGCGAACCTCTCCCACCCTAAATGCGCTATTTACGCAAATTGTCCGAGGTCTACGATACGCAGACCAACGACGATCTTTCCTGCTGTAGCTGATGCGATTGCGGCATCCGTAACTTCGAGAAGTATGGATGTTGCGCTGTTCGTTCCGCCAACAGGCTGTGATTGATTACCTGTGAAGGCATCACCCGTGTTGAAGACAGGAGCGGACATTGCGTCCACATCAAGAGCATCGATGAACTCATCGGGATCTCCGGATGAAGTTCCTACATCGATAACAAGAGATGTTGTTCCTGCAAACGCTTCGGATTCGTAAACTCCTACCATTTCAACGGCACCACCCGCAGGGATGGTTGCGATGGTAGCTTGGCCACCATTACCGATAGTTTGTAGGTCCTCGTAGGTTGCGGTGTAGATGTGTGTAAACCCGCGTCCTGCTTCGTTATTACTTAATTCGTTTCCCATTTCTTTGGTTCTCCCAATTTAGATTAGTTAAAGTAACCGTGAGCTTTTGGGCTGTGGCAGGCAAGTCCGGCGATAACATCGCAGAAACCGCGTCTTCCGCCACCTTGATTCTCAAGCTCAGAATTAGACTCAGCTTTCAAGGTGTGGATTGCCACATACTCAGGATCAATAAGAAGTCCGGCATCACTATCGATAGTGGATGAACCTGAAGTCCTATTCAAAAATACTGACGGAATAATTGCAACATTACCAAAGTCACCTTCGTAGAAATTTACAGACAAGGTGATCTTCTTGCTCTCAGCAGGCTGAGTAACTGAGAAGGATAATGCAGTAGTTGAACCTTCTTGACGGGCAAAGTCGCTAATCTCTTTCTTAAGAGTTGGACCTGCGATCAAGGTGAGTTGTCCGCCTGGCATTCCGTTGGCTTCGTAGAGTTCCTGAAGAACGCTGTTGAAGGTAGTCTCGGTTTGCGTTCCGGTTGTGTCGTTAGCAACATTTTGGAAAGCGGCAGGAACATCGGATGGTTGACCACCAAGACCTAACCACTTAAACATTCCACGGGTTTTGTATGGTGCGCCTGCTCCGGAGTCTGCTTGACGATCCTGTGCTGAACATACGGCAGATTCCATATCGCGCTTAATTTCTCGTACAGCGAGCGCCTCGCTATGGCTGAACTCACTTGCGACACCCGCGGTGTCCACAAGTTCTTGAATATCAGAGACTTGATAAGTTCTGCGGAATTTTTGTATATAATTGCCAAGACGAACGCGATCAGCAGATTTGTTATCGAAGCTTGAAACATCTTCACCCTCATTAACGCCATCAAATGATGGTTGGTCAAGGGATTGTGTTTGGACTTCAAAGAATGTGCCTGATGCGGCGGCTTTTTTTGCCATACTTACGAATGGCGTAGATTCGGGCTCCAAAATTGTGAGGACATCCGTTAAGTCCTCGCGGTTCCCGGCGGTGTTATAAGAAGCGGCTTTAGCCATTTTTATTTTCCTCCTAAGATTTTCTAAGTTTTAAATATTGTTGATAGTCTGCCATTGACCCGGAAGCTTCGTATTTCTTCTTCGCCGCTTCCACAGCCTTCAGCTTGGTTGATTGAGGAGTCTTCGCCCTTGCCGTTCCTGCTTCCGTGGATGCCACGGGTGCTTTGGGTTTGGGTGGCGGTTTTGCCGCCTGCTCCTGTCTCGCCTTTACCGCATTCAATCCTTCCACCATGAGTGCCAGGGCGAAGTTAGAGTTTGGTAAATGATCGACCAATGGTTGGTACAACTTGTTACTCTTTACTTGCATGAATAACTTGTAGTCATCGCTCTCCGGTTCTCCCAAGAATTGGAAGGTTTGGATCGCTTGCTGATCAGATGCCTGACGCTCCTTAATCCATGCCTGTCTTGCAGGAGCATCCTTGCGAATTATCTTTTTCGCATTGGATCGTATTCTCCGCAGATCGGCTTTGGTGTAAGTTTTGTCACCATCCTTTAGAACATACTCATTTCCGTCATCGTCAAATTGGGCTTCGTTTTCCATCCCATCCTCTGCCCACTCGATTAGAGTGTTTAGATTCTCGACTTCCTTCATGAGTGCCTGCTCATCAGCAACATTGTGTAGAGCATTGTCTTTGAGGAACTCAGGAGTTTCGCTAGTTTGCGTTTGCTGTGCCTGCTCCGCTTGGGCTTGCAGTTCAGCGTTTTCGTTAGCAAGTGCTTTCTTTTGTGCCGCTAAGTTACTAATCCTCTTAACTGCTTTTAGATTTAAAGCTTTTGCAAAACTCTCAATCTCCTCACTAGACAAACTGTCCAGGTCGATATTATACTTTGAAAGAACATCTGAAGGTTGTGGGGGCGGCGATGAATCATCCTCCGTTTCCACATCTTCAGCAGACTGTGTTTCCTCTAAGGATTCCGTAGGCTCTTCTGCTTGGTCAGAAGGTTCGTTCACCTCTTCGGTTGATGCTTCAGGTTCCGTATCCTTGGTTTGCTTGCTTCTCAGTAATTGATCAGCAAATTCTGCCATTGATACATTCCCATCGGCGGGCATTTCGCTACTCTCAGCTTGGTCAGAGGTAGCAGTTTGAGTTTCCTCTAATGTTTGAACTGTCATATGTGTCTAGCGTTTTTGTCGCCTAGTGTAGCAAAATGTAGTATATTGTCTTGACAAACGCAATAAAAAAGCCCCTCGCGTTACCCCAAACGCGAAGGGCGCTAACCCAATAAGGACAAGCTAAAGCTTATAGAAATTGTCTAACTCCTCATCAATCGCTTCGAGTTTTCCCGTGATGTAAAAGTGTCTGTTTGTGTCTGCGATGATCTCAGGAGTCTGCAACGCCCGGATAGTCTCTTCACGCATACTTTCACGCAATTCAATATATCGCTTGAAGTTAGGGTCGTTCTTGAGAGCGGACAGCGCTCTAATCGTATCCTCATGGTCAATTTCGTGGTTATGTTTCAATTTTATCTTTTCTTGCCTTTGTGCAAACCATGCCTTGCGTGTTGCTTGCCCTTCTTGGTTGCGGCTCTTTTCTTTTTGTTTGCCGCCGCAAGTTTCGCCCTGCCCGCTTTTGAGCTTTTGAGCTTCTTAATTGTTTTGGCGGGTGCATAGACCTCGCCTGTCTCGGATGACTTCTTGCCTGATGCGGTGCGCCACTTTTGTTTTGTCCATCGCTTGAGGGACTTCTGTGACTTCTTGAGTGGCATTAGCGGTATCCTCCGCCTTTCGCTTTATACTCTTTTGCAAGCATCTGAGCTTTGCGCGCCGACCATTGGCCTGCTTTGCCACCCTTCGATCCACGCTTAATCTTCTCAAATAACCTCTTACGCATGGTAGGCTTTGTGTAGTTGCCCGCCTCGTTCACGCGGGACTTCGTCTTTTTCTTAGCAGGCATCTAGCAGTTCCACATTTTTCGCGACCAATAATTAGCACTTAATTTAGTACTTTTTCCTTTGATGCCACCACTCCTTGCACAATAACTCTTTTTACGAGCAGGGTTATTTTTCTTAATACTAAGATTAGCATCTCCGAAACGGATGGTTTTTTTCTTACCGCCCTCAGATGCTAAGACTACAAACTTCTTCTTACCGTACCCTGGCTCGCCTTTGCGGATTCGTCTTGGCGAATTTACTTTAGTTGGTCTACCGCTTGCCACGATATGTGATCATCTTTTCCTAGCTTTCTTCTTCGCAGAATCTGAAAGATCCTTGAAGTGAAACAAGGGCTTGCTCGTTTTACCGTGCGTCTTTCCTGTATGCAGTTTCCCATTTGGCATCTTATGAAATGATTTATCCCATGTAGTACCATCGCGCAGATAATGCTTTACTCCTTTAGCCATTATCTTTTTTTACGCTTAACCTTTTTCTTGGTTGGGCTTTTTTTCTTCATCATCTTTTTTCCGTACATGTATCCTGGCATAATATATGTCCCTTTCTATGCCGCTTCTGTCTGAGCGGTCTGCCCGAATTGCGTTGGAGCCGCACCAAGTCTGCCGATCTGAGCATTTTGCTTCTGTGTGATCTGCATCTGACGCTGTTGCATGTAGTTCTGAATACGCTCCTGCAATGCCGAATCTTGTTGTGCCTTCTGTTGAATATCAGGCTGTGATAACCATTGTTGAAATACTTGCATCTTTAATTCATGGGCATCCTGTGGACGGACATTCGGAGGTACTCCTGCCACCAACTCCGCAATTGTCTGCCTTTCCTCATCAACCGCTTTCTGAGATGCAGTCTCTTTTGGTATGATGATTTTCTCAGATGCACCAGGCATGATCTGTCCCACTGCAAGTTGTAAAAGTTTCTCAGTATCAAGCGTGCCTGATCTGTCGAGTGCGGGGGCAAGCTCGGCAATCGCCTTCACGCGCTCAAGCATTTGCTGTGGATCTTGTGTCGCAACATCGAACTGTAAGTAAAAGTCAAATCTCTCTCCAGGTCTTCCCTTATTGAACTTCTGTACATCCTGCATTCCGGTAACACGGAAAAACTCGGCATCGGGACCATACTGCTGATAGAGCGTCCATACTTGCTCAAGCACATATTTAAGATGCGTAAATACTTTATTGATTACCGCCTGCTGTTTATTCTGCGATTCCACTTGGTCAACGCCTGGGGCAAAGTTGCCAAAGTATTTATCAAACATCTCTTGGATGTATCTGCGAACTTCCACATTACCGCCATCAAAGCGTGGTGTGTCTGCCCAACGGATCTCTCCAGGTGTACGATACGGAACACGAACTCCAGGGCCCCACTTTGTTGGAGGGCGACCTAGTGGATGTTCGAGTGGCGGTAAAGTTGCCAATGACTGACGGTCTATCATCGAGTCAGTCTCAATCTTCATTACCTGCTGTAACGGTTCACCGAGCTCAGGTATTGAGCGGGAAGAGTAAAGTCTTTTGCTAGTTTGCTCGTACTTGGTAATTACGAACGGATACTTGCCATGAGCATAATCTAGCAACTCATGCTTGGCATAAAGGTCAGGCACATCAGGATGCATGATCGTGCAATAGATGCCCGGCACATCATCCTCATCGAGCAATCTTTGATAACAGTACACTATTCTAATAGTCTCATCATCATCACGAATTACTTCGTCCATTTGGCGGACATTATACAAGGTATCATCTCTTTGCGTATGCTGAGATAACTCCATTGCTTTTTCCACAAACTCCTCATCCCAACCTTCGGATGCAATCTTTGCACGCAATTGTTCGGGGGTCATGTGTAACACATGGAATACATATGGTGCCTCCTGCGGATCAATTGTGTAGTTAGGCCAAAACACATCCTCATCAGGGGCAAGGGCTTTGAGGCGTGGCCTGTTGATCACTTGGCGGGTAACGGGTATGGTGGTGCTCCCCTCTTTGCGCAACTCTCTTAGCATCCCTTTGGCTTTGGCTTTGGATACTTTGAATTGATCCTTTATTGCGGATGATAATTCCTCATCCATGCTTCCGTCCTGGATAGCTTGTGCAATCTGCGGAAGTGCCTGTGCCAATTCATCCAAACGAATGGTCTGCTGTTGTTTGAGTTCTTGTGAGTCGTACCACACATAATGGCACATCAGACCCTTCTCAAAAAAGTGGTTCAATCCTAGTTCCAACTGATCGTAGAACTCCTCCATCTTCGTGTTGATCAACCAACGGAGGAACATCGATATTACATTAGCACGCTCAATGTCTTCGGACTCAACAGGAGTGGCGACTATGTGTGCCTGTCTTGCCGCATTCATAACCATTGCAACACACTTGTTGATCTGATTATCCACCATACGGATCTCCTGATCAGAGGCTCCATCCCACGGAAATACTTCTCCTGTAGAACTAAGATTGGAATGCTTCTTAAAATCGTCAGATTTACCTGACCACATGCAGTTCCTTACATCATAATCCCGCTGTCTGCGGTCCAACCACTCGCCTAAGTCTGCTTGTGTACGGCGATAAGTTTCCGCAAGATAATTTATGTCAGGCTCTTTGCTGACATATAAAAGTTCGGGATCGGACGCAGACTGCATATGCGTAGCATAATGTATCCTTTTGTAGTTGACAAGGCAAGACTAATAACCTCCACCACCTGTACACATTAGGCTATTGTGACCAATGTGATCTGCACCGCTAACCATTAAGTATCGCAAGCAGTCAATCTGATCCTTCCAATGTTCCTGTCTCGAACTCCCCGTGTATTCTAGCATCGAGCATATCAGATTCTCACACCTGTCGGACACAAAGAGTTTGGGCCTGTTCTTATCCGTCATTGGCTCAGTATCATCCCATGCTAGTGCATCATTGATCTTTGCAATACCCGCTTCCACTTCCACGCCTGGAGCGGGTCGCATGACAAAGTCAAGATTCGCCATCGTGTTAATTATGTTACTCTCGCCCTCCTTCTCCCTGACCGTGGCCGCTCCCATGCGGGGGTCAACGATTCGCTCGAATATATCCTCGCCTTCCTCCAATGCCTCGAAGTGATCGCGGTAATCTACATATCCCCAACCGAGTGGCCTTTGGGCAGGGCCGGGCTTTCCCACGCTCTTACCTACGGCATTAACATGCGGCAATGCCCATTGGCCCATCGATGAATCGGGGAACTCACGATAAATATAGATTGATCCGTCCTGCATCACACCCGCCCATATCGCCACCCACGGTTTGCTTCCGCCAGGATCGCATACGAAGTAGCGGGTGGCACGCACCGTAGGGTCGGCGATGAAGGGGATTCGTTCATGGGGGACGACATTAGTCTCGCGGTTGAACTTAGGGAATCTCCCCTCCATCGCCTTGCTAGGGATGCCATATAGGCGAGCGAGTT